TTGTATCTCAAGAGATAAGAGCAGCAGAAGACCCAGAGTTCGAGACTTTCTACACAAAGAATATTCTTTTGAATGAAGGTATGAGAGCATGGATGTCATCTGTAGATCAACCACATGAGAACTTTGTGTTCCCAGAAGAAGTATTACCTCGTGGTAATGCCTTGTAAAATCACATACATATGATATAATAAAGGCCCTACTATAGGGTCTTTTTTTATGAAAGGAAAAGATGGATCTAGATGATCAACTTCAATTGGCTCACTTACTATTACAAGAGAGAAAGTGTAGAGTTTGTGGTCAGGCAAAAAATTTAATAGATGGTTATTATCGAACTCGAAAGAATGTCAGGTTAGCATCTTCATACTCTTACGAATGTAAAGAGTGCACTGTTAAAAGAGTTTGTGAAAATAATCGTAGGAACAAACTTAAGAAAAACATCATCAAAAAAATGAAACAATTTAAAGTCAGAGATTTCTCTCCACAAGATTATAATCCAGATTTACTTAGAAAACCCACAGAGAATCTACAGCAACTCATGGAGAGATTTACTAAGAGATTGAAGCATGTAAATTCTGAGGATAAAGAAAGGATATCATATCTTCAAGGTTGCATAGACACTGTTGATTATTTGATGACAGGAAAACTACCAAATGATGGAAATCATAATGGTATGAAAAATCATAGACCTAGACATTCTCGACTTGATGCGTTAGACTAAAAAATATCAACCACTATATAAAATCGAGAGATCATACTTATGAAAATTTTTCTTGATACTGCTGATACGAAAATTATTAGCAAACATTTCGAGACTGGATTGATTGATGGTGTGACCACAAATCCAACATTGATTATGAAAAGCCATGAAAGACCTGATGACGTATATCGTGACTTAGTTTTGATTGGCCTTAAAGATATAAGCATGGAAGTTGTTGGAACAAAAGAGGAGATGCTTGCAGAGGCAGATCGTCTTATTAGTAAGTTTGGTGATGTAGTAACAATTAAGGTGCCTTGTACACCCGACGGCCTGACGGTCTGTAAGGAGTTGTATAGTCAAGGTGTTAGAGTTAATGTCACACTAATATTCAGCGTCTCACAGTCGATCCTAGCAGTCAAAGCGGGAGCGAGATATCTCTCACCTTTTGTTGGTCGTGTAGATGACCAGAGATTTGGAGGATGTAATCTCATTAGAAGAATCAAAGAGGTGTTGCCAGTTCATGTTGCAGCACAATATAATCTACCTGAGATACTTTCTGCTTCAATCAGATCAGTTGCTGACGTAGAACATTCGTTTGCTCAAGGTGCTGATATCTGCACAATGCCACCTAAAATCTTTGAGAGCATGTATAATCATATTCTCACAGACAAAGGATTAGAACTTTTTGACATCGATTATCAGAAAACAATTAAGGAATTTACCTAAAATGAGAGCTGTAGTCTATTCAAGAGATAATTGCCAATGGTGTGATAGAGTAATACAATTACTCAGAAGTGTTAAGATCGATTATGTTGAATACAAATACGATCTAGACTTTACAAAACATGAATTTCAAGAGGAGTTTGGATCTGATGCCACATTTCCTCAAGTCTCAATTGGAACCCGTTACATTGGAGGATGTAAAGAAACTTTAAAATGGTTACAAAAAGAAAATCTCATATGAAAAACTTTGAAGAAGTTTATTTTATCGTTGAGAAAGCACTTGAACTTGCTTTCAAGGGTGATTTTGTTTTGAAATTTTATCCTTATCTTGAGGGAGAGGGTGTAAAGAAAAAACAAATTGAAGAGTTTATCGCAAGTTCAACAGCAGATGAATTATCACAACAAGTTTTAGAACTTGAAGGATATATCAAAGGTGGTGACAAAACTCTTAAAGAGGCCTATGGTCACATACCAAAACCAAAAGCAAGAAAGATAAAAACTTATCTTTATGGTATACTAGAGGATGCGTGGAGGTACAACCATGACAAAAGGAGAGGAAGAAGAAAACGCTCTAAATAAAAACAAACCCGAAATCAATCGGGGTGTAGAGTTGTTACTACGTAATAGGAGGAACGTTCAACCTAAACCAACTTTCCAGTTAAAATTTACTTTCTTTAAAAGGGAGATAACTTTAACTTTAAACATAACAAAAAATAATCTCTAGGAGATCCATGGAAACTTTAATAGTAACTCTAACGATTACAACGACAGTATCGTTTCTTGCACTATTGGTAGGAGGTGTGATAGGATGGGTAGCAAGAGGACACTCATATGAAACAACACCAGTTTACACACATCCAGAGATGTTTGATGAAAATGGTAATCTAAGAGCAGATGAAATTTTAGCAGTTCGATTTGAAAATTATGACAACAACGACGAAGAAGAAGACAACGACTAAGAAGGTAAAATTACCTCCTAATCCTTTTATCCATGAGATATTAGAGTATGTTGACAGTCAAAGAACAAAGGCAAAAAAAGTTGAAGCCTTAAGAGAACACAGAGATGATTCTTTAACTGCAGTTCTGATATGGAATTTTGATGACAAAGTGGTGTCAGCTGTTCCTGATGGTCAAGTGCCTTATAAAGAGAATGAGGTTCCGGTTGGAACTGATCATACATCACTCCGTAGAGAATGGAAAAATCTATATCACTTTATTAAAGGTGGTAATGACACACTGAGTTCTCTTCGTAGAGAAACGATGTTCATTCAATTATTGGAAGGTCTACACCCAGAAGAGGCTAAAATTATTTGTCTTGTTAAGGATAAAAATCTTACAAGTAAATATAAGTTGACTAGGGAAATAATTGCAGAGGCATTTCCTGATATAACATGGGGTTTACATAGAGGATCATGAGTGAAATAAAAGCAGAAAATTATTCTTGTGAGGTCTTACTTGAACAGACGACACAGGAAAAAGCGAAAGATACTTCTTTTCCAACAGATGCCTATAACGTAACTTATACGGTGGATGGTAAGGATATGTTAGATGTATGTCGGGCACAAAAGAAGGCTGACGTATTTGATTTATATTATGACAAATACAAAAATGTAAAAAGTATTGAGTATGGATCGGGAACTATCTCACCAAATCGTTTTGGTTTAAAACCACCACCAAAGAAAAAGAAAACGAGAGGTAGTAATGGACAAAGATAATTTAAGGGATCAAATCAACGAACTTATTCGCGATGAGATTCAAGAAGTTATCAATGATTATGTTGATGCTCAAGAAACTACAAAAAAAGCTGGACTGGGGTTCGTTGGTAAGGAAGATGAACAAGAGTTAAAGGTCAACATTAGTAAGAATGAAGTTGACAAGTTAATAAAACAATACAAAAAGATTAAGAAAAAAGAAAGAAACAATCTAAATAAGATTAAAAAACTAGGTTTGGTCGATAAAAATGGTATGCCTTTGTAAAATGTAACAAGTTATACCGTTTTACTTGACTACATAGTTATGATATGCTAACATATCTTTACGTTCATCCCATAGGGACGCAAGTAAGCCGACACGGAACGGACTCGTTCATCTTCTTTGAAGACGCAAATGTTGACCGAAGGAACGGCATTTAATTGCCCACTACGGAGGAAAAACCAATGGCAAAGGTCACTTATCGCGGAGTCGAATACGACTCTGAAGAATATAATGCTAAAATAGTTGCGGAAGCAGCTATGCGTGAAAGACACGATCTAATGTATCGCGGTCTAAAGGTTAAAAGCAAGGCATCACCTTGCAGCTAGCACAAGAAGGGGGGTTTACACCCCTCTTTTTTTATACTATAATAAATAAAATGAAAAGTTTTCATGGACAAAGGAAAATTAAAAGTCTTAGTCATGGCTCTTAAAGAAATAGTTGAAGAGTTAGAAAGCGAAGTGTACTCTGATGTTGACGCATACAAATCTGCGTCGTTTTCATCTGCACCTATGAGTTATGATGAAGCATATGATGACGGTTCAGATTGATGACAGTATCTCTTATTAGCATCACACCCGATGCCGAAAAAACAATGGCACATATTGCCAGAGTTTCTAATCCAAACAATCAAGACAATCCAAACTATGCAGGGTTGTTAAGATATTGTATTAAACATAATCATTGGTCTGTCTTTGAGCAGTCATCAATGACATTAGAAATAGAAACGACAAGAGCTATAGCAGCACAAATATTAAGACATAGATCTTTTACTTTCCAAGAGTTTTCGCAGAGATATGCACAGAGTAATGAACTTGGAAAAATACAATTACCTGATTTAAGAAAACAAGATTTAAAGAATCGCCAAAATTCTACAGATGATCTTGATCCTTTTGTGAAACAGAAGTTAGAGGCGCAAATGATAACATTGTTTAGTTCAGCACAATCATTGTATAATCAAATGATTGATGAGGGAGTTGCCAAAGAATGTGCTAGAATGGTATTGCCACTGTGCACACCAACAAGAATATACATGACAGGTTCATGTCGTTCATGGATACATTATATCGATCTCAGATCAGCACATGGAACACAGAAAGAACACATGGATATTGCTGAAGCATGTCGTAAAGTGTTTACCGAACAATTCCCCACAGTATCTGAAGCCCTTGAATGGGTCTAAATATTTACAAAACTTAAAACACCTATGCCTACCTACCCTGTTAAAAACTTGAAGACCGGTGAAACAAAAGAGATCCAGATGTCAATGATTGAGTACTCTCAATGGCGAAAGGATAATCCCGATTGGGATAAAGATTGGAATGCTGGAGTTGCAAACGTTGGAGAAGTTGGAGAAGTTTATGATAAACTTCGGAAGACACATCCCGGATGGAATGATGTATTACGTAAAGCGTCGAAAGCTCCCGGTTCTAAAGTAAGACCTGTTTAACATGCCAAGAAAAAAGAAAGCAGATCAACAGCCGATAGGTGTCGGATTAACAGCAAAACAAATGAAGAGGAAAAAACCAATCAACGCTGATATGTTGAGAGATATTGAACCTCTTACTGAAAATCAGCAAAAGTTATTTGAATCATACGCTAACGGTAAAAACCTAATCGCTTACGGTGCAGCAGGTACAGGAAAGACCTTTATAACACTGTACAATGCGTT